TCGCGCCCGGCGATGGCACCTACAAGGTCTTCCGGTCGAAGATTTCCGCCAATAGCGACAATCCAGCGACCCCCAACGTCTGGAGCTCGACGGCAACCTACAACAAGAACCAGATCGTGATCTGGCCGGGGCTGGTGCCGGTGACGGTGCCGCCGACCCCGCAGCCGCCGCAAGTGCTGTACATGAGCCTGATCAATCTCAACACCAACCAGCAGCCGGACCTGAATGCTCCGGTGCCGTGGAACGCCGGTATTACCTATACGCTCAATCAGCAGGTCCGCGGCTCGGACGGCTTTACCTATACTTCGCTCACCAACAGCAACATCAACCACAATCCGGTCGCCGACATCGGCACCAATTGGCTCAACACCGGCAAGCTGGCGGCCTGGGATTCGGCCTTCAATCAGAACACCCGCGGTACCGGTTCGTTCAACTGGCTGCCGGTGTCCTGCAATCTCGAGGCCTGGGACCCGGTCTACCCGGTGGGAGCCGGGCCGGATGTGCAATCACAGACGCTTAATGCCTTCGACTATCCGGCCAATTTTTTGCGCGAGGCCCCCGCGGACCCGCGCGCGGGCGCGATCTCCTACCTCGGGGCATCCTGGGGATTGAACTATGACGACTACAAGTACGAGAACGGCACCATCGTGTCTTGGAAGGTTGACCCGCTGCTCTACCGATTCGTGGCCGACTTCGTCGACGTGCGCAAGATGGACCCGGATTTCATCGAGGGCCTCGCGTTTCGGATGGCGCTCGACGCCGTCGAGCCGCTGACGCAGTCGGTCGACAAGAAGAAGGTGATCTCGGCCGAATACGAGAAGTTCATGGGCGAAGCAGGAGTCGTCAACGGCATTGAGCAAGGGCCGGTGGAACCACCGGTCGATGATTACATCGCCTGCAGGGGATAGCGGTGGCCGATGCATCATACGTCCACGACTCATTCATCGGCGGCGAAGTCTCGCAGGTCTCGCAAGGTAACGTCTCCAACGAGAAATATCGCACATGGATGAACCGGTGCCGGAACGGGTTCTCTAACGAACAGGGAGCCTGGGTCCGGCGCTCGGGCACGATCTTCCTCGGCACGACCCGCAATGGCGCACCTGGGCGCGTGCTGCCGTTCCAGTTTCGCGCCGCGCTTCCCTACACCATCGAGCTCACCGACGGCTTCCTGCGCTTTCGGCAGGGGCCGCGGCTGGTCACGACCAACGATGACCAGACCATCACGTCGATTTCGAATGCCACGCCGCCGGTCGTCACGGTCTCAGGATCATTGCCGGCGTCCTGGGCGACCGGCAATCAGGTGCTGCTGAACATCACCGGCTGCGAGCAAATCCAGGGACCGCGCCAGCTTGCCATCACTGTCACCGGGGCCTCGACCTTCACTCTGCAGGACCCGCTGAATAACAATGCCAACATCAATGGCGCGACGATCGGCGCAGCCTTCGCGTCCGGCACCGTTTCGCGCATTTACGAAATCGTGACGCCGTACACGTCGGGAACGTGGCGGACGCTGCGGGTGGTGCAGAGTGAAATCCCGACCCAGCAAACCCCGGCTTCGGGCGCGGTCTTTCTGCACAGCAATTTTCAGCCTTATGTCTTGCAGGTCACCAATCAGCCAACGCCCGGCACCTTTGCCACGTTTTCGTTTGGGCCATGGGTGGCTCGCGACGGGCCTTATCTCGACCCCGTGAAGGGTGGGGCGTTAATCACACCATCGGGCCTATCCGGCTTGGTGACGATGACCATCACGTTCCCGGCGTTCGATTCAACCGTTGCCTATCAGGTGGGCGATTTTGTCAGCGTCGGAACCGTCAACTATCAATCGCTGGTCTCGCCGAACCTCGGCAACACGCCGCCCTCGGCCGGCAATTGGCAGGTCGTGAGCTCGGGCGTTGCGATCGGACCGAACGGCTTCCAGGGCACTGATCTTAATCGACTGATGCGGTTCTTTTCCGAACCACCGTTGTGGAACTCGACCACCGCCTATGTGGTCGGCAACGAGGTCTCCTATCCATCAGGCAGCAACGGGGCCTACACCTATTGGAAATGCACCGCGGCCAACACCAATGTGCAGCCCGGCACCAATGTTAGTGATTGGGCGCTTGATCCGGCCGGCGCGGTGTGGACCTGGGGCCGCATCAGTTTGCTGGCCAGCCTGATTGCTCCCGGCACGGGCACTGCAATCGGTACGCTAACACAAGGCGGCGGTTTGGCGGCGGCGTTCGATGGCAATACCAATCAGCCGGCGGCTGCGAGCGCGACATTTGATAATGGTGGGTTCACCAACGTCCAGTACATCGGCAAGAACTATCCTGGCGGACAACAGATTTCGGCGGCGTCGCTATTCCCGCCCTCCGACCAGGGCATCGGATACGGCTTCGCCCTGTTTTCGAACGGCCAGGGCGGCGGCATTGTCACGACCCAGCCCTGCAACATCACCGTCAACCTGCGCGGCAAGGCGACGGCACCGACGAGCTCGTCTGACGGCACCTTACTGGGTACCACCGGATTGCTGGTCAACCCGCAAGCCCCGGTGACGATAGCCTCGAGCGATCAGACCACCGCCTGGGCCTATATCTGGCTGGAGATCACTTCTACCGTCACCATCACCGCGCCCGGCTTTATCTCACTTTCAAACAATCGCATTGGCGTTGCCGAGTGCCAGTTCTTCAATCCGGTGGCGGCGGGTGCCGGCGGCAGCAATGCGGTGCAGGTCCAAATTCTCGGCGGCAAACTGCTTTACACCACACCAATCAGGGTGTGGCGCATGGGGCTCTATTCAAACACAACGGGGTGGCCAACCTGCGGGACCTACCATGAAGGCCGTCTCTGGCTCTCGGGGGTCTATGCCAACCGCATCGACTCCTCTGTCTCAAACGACATCTTCAACTTCGCTCCGACTCAAGTTGATGGCTCCGTCCCCGGTGACCGTGGCATCTCTTATGTCTTCAACTCGCCCGATGCGAATCCCATCTTCTGGCTGGAGCCTGATCAGCTTGGAATCGTCGGCGGCACTCAAGCGGGCGAGTGGCTGGTCCAGGCTACCAGTACTAACCTTCCACTGACACCAGCCACCGTCCAGGCTCACCGCTATACCAAGTACAATTGCGCCAACATTCTGCCGGCCCGCACCGATCTCACGCTTGCGGTGGTGCAGACCTTCCGCCGATCGCTGCTCGAGTATTTCGCGGACGTGTTCAGCGGCCGCTTTTCCGCACACGATCTCGCGCATTACGCCAAGCATCTGACGAAGTCGTTCATCATGGAAATTTGCTGGCAGCAGGAGACGATCGCCACGATCTGGGCGCGTTACGGCGACGGCAGCTTTACCAGTACCGGCTATTCGCGGCGCACGTTGTCGACCTCGCAGCCGGCGGAAATGCAGGCCTGGGCGGGCCACACGCTTGGCACCAACCGCATGGTCGAGTTCATCTGCACCGGGGCGAACGAGTTCGGAACGCTCGATGCGCTCACCATGGTGACCAACGATCCCAACGGCAATATCCGCTGGGTCGAAATGCTGGCCAAGAATTTCACCGAGACCGACTTGCCGGCGGCGGGATGGTTCCTCGACGGCGGCGTCCGCCCGTCATCGACCACGGCGATCGCGGCCTCGGCCAACTTCCCCTACGGCGGCCTTCAGCTTAACGGCCTCTGGCATCTCAATGGCCAGACCGTGCAGACGACGTTCTCGGGCTACGATACCGGGCAGCAAATTGGCTCGGCAGGGCAATCCATCATCGCGGATTACCAAGTCACTAACGGGTCCATCCAGATTCCCTACGGCGACGGAGTCTCGGGAGGGCCGGCCAATGGGCAGTTCACGTCGACGCTGGCCAGCAACGCGCTCGCGGCCTCGCCGGCCCAGGTTGTCGTCGGCATGACCTATACGTCGGACGTTCAGATTGTGCGCCCGAATGCGCCGGCCGAGGCCGGCAGCCGCAACGGGCCGGCGTTCGGCAAGCTGCGCCGCAATCAGTACTACGCCATGCAGGCGGTGCAGGCGGCCGGGCTGTCGATCGGCACCCGGTTTGATCGCTTGGACCCGGTGCTGTTTGGCGCCGATCCGGTCAATGATCCGGCCGGACCGCCGCTGCCGATCGGTCAGGTATTCAGCGGAATCTTCTGGGCTCCGCTGACCGACGATAATTCGTTAGATGGCATGATATGTTGGCGCGTGTCGCGTCCGGTGCCGGCGACGATCGCCGCCATCGGTGGCTTCATTCATACCCAGGACAAATGACCATGCCTCTTCTCGGTGGTGGATTATTCAACGCACTATCTGGCGGCTCGATCAATTTTGGCGGCAGCTTCAGCAGCAGCACGGTTGGCGGCATTGCCGGGGCCGTCTCCGACATGTTCACCTCGGATGCCCTCAAGTTCAAGGCCAAGGGCGACGAGATGGAGGCGCAGGAATATCGGCAGGCCGCGCAGTTTGCCTTGCTCAACAAGCAGTACACCGTGCAATCAACCGCCATCAAAGACTTCCAACTGCAGCGCAAGGACTTCGTGACCGAGGGCGACATGGCCGCCGACATCGCGGCCAACAATATGCAGATGTCGGGGTCGGCAATCGACGAAATGCGCGATAGCGCCTCGCAGGCCGCGATCGAGCGCGGGGTGGCGAGCCAACAAGGACTGATCGAGGAGGCGGCCTATCAGCAGCAGGCTGACAGCTTCAACCTGATGGCGCAGATGAAGGACGAGGCCGCGGCTGCCGACAAGCATGCGGCAACGGGTGCCATGTGGGGAGCCGTCCTTAAGGGTGTCGGCGCAGTGGTGTCGATACTCTGATGCCGACCCTTAAACCATATGAGGCCGGCGTCCAGGGGCTGCGCCCCAGTGAGACCGGCATTGAGGCGACCGCCGCGGCCGCGCGTCGGCTCAGTGGCATCGTCAGCGAGATCGCCGAGGCTAAGGAGAAAACCGGCCGGATTTTCTCCTCGACAATCTCCGACATCGGCACTCTCGCCCACGATCACATGGCGGCGATCGAGGTCAACCGCGGCGCGCCGGCCTGGGCCGCCAAGCAGCTTTCGCTCGAGCA